ATGAAATTATCCTTAGTAATTCCCTGCTATAACGAGCAGGATAATGTTGAATTATTTTATAACACCGCAACTGAAGTTTTTAAAGACAAAGGCTTTGATTATGAGCTCATATTCGTCAATGACGGCAGCCGCGATCAGACGATGGACAAGCTCCGCCACATCTATGAGATAGCCGATGAAAATGTGAAAGTTGTCGGATTTTCGCGCAACTTCGGCAAAGAGTCGGCTATATATGCCGGACTCAAAGAGAGCAGGGGAGAAATGGTCTGCCTTATCGATGCCGATATGCAGCAGCGCCCTGAGCTGGTACTTGATATGATGGCGATACTTGACAAGGATCCCAACTACGATGCCGTGGCATGTTATCAGGAGGACAGACGCGAATCAAAAGTTCTCTCGGCTTTCAAAGATTGTTTTTATAAGATAATCAATAAAACTTCGGAGATCGAGTTCAAAAGCGGCGCAAGCGATTTCAGACTTCTCAGACGCTGTGTGGTCGATGCCGTGCTCAGCATGAGCGAATATCATCGCTTCTCCAAGGGCATTTTCTCGTGGGTTGGATTCAACACATATTATATGCCCTATATCGTTGAAGACCGTGCAAACGGCACTTCAAAGTGGAATTTTGCGAAGCTCTTCAAATATGCAATGGACGGCATTATCGCTTTTACTACTACGCCGCTCAAAATTGCAACTTATATCGGCTTGACATCTTCTGCCGCGTCCATAATCTACATGATAGTTGTCATAATCCAGAAGCTGGCGTTTGATATCAAGGTTCCCGGTTACGCCACAACCGTTGTGCTCATTCTTCTGCTCGGCGGTCTCCAGCTTTTCTGCACCGGCATGGTCGGCGAGTATCTTGCCAGAACATATATTGAGACGAAGCACAGACCGATATATATCGCAAGAGAAGTTCTTGACTACGAGGACAAATAAATCAAAAAACATGACTGCGGCAGATATTTACCGCAGTCATGTTTTTTGCAATGCGTATTGTACGAGTTTTTTTGAAAAAACTATTGACAAATCCGCTTCTTTTGATATAATAGATAGCGTTCCGAACGAACTTAATATTTGGGGGTATAGCTCAGCTGGGAGAGCGCTTGAATGGCATTCAAGAGGTCAGCGGTTCGATCCCGCTTATCTCCACCAAGCGAAAAGCCTTGAAACCGTTATATATCAACGGATTCAAGGCTTTTTTTGTTTGTTTTTGTAAGACTGTTTTATTTTCTTATATGATGTCAAAACAGCGGATTTAATCACGGTTGGGAACAAATTGTGAACAAAATCAATTGCTTCACAGAAGTCCAACAGCTTTTTGAAGCTGTTCTATGTCGACATGAGTATAGACTTTATTAGTGACAATTTCTGAAGAGTGTCCCATGAGTCGCTGAATATCCCATTTATCGGCGCCGTTGCGGTGCAACATAGAAGCAAATGTGTGCCTGGTCGCGTGCGGTGTCAGGCGAGGCAAGTCAAGTGCCTCAAGTGTGGGGTAGTACCATTTTTCGCGAAAGTAGCGCGCGGTTACCGGGACGAGTTTGCCGTTGTACTCATGGCAGACTATTGTCGGTCCGCCTTTATCAAGCCATTTTTGCAGATACGGCATGATTTTATCCGACACGGGGACAACTCTGTTTTTTCCGGCTTCGGTCTTTTCACCGCCGCGAAGAGTGTGATTTGTTGAATTCCAGCTGAACGGCGTAAGTGCCAAAAATTCATTGATTCTCCAGCCAGTGTAGCACATAATTAAGATTAGGTCGGCATACATAATGCCTGCCTTAGCGGCGGCGTCGATCCTTTGCAAATCGAGATCGCTGAACGGTACCTTTTCTTTCGTTTCTGCTTTGGGCAGCGTGACGAAGGTTGCATAATTTTTGATAACAATATCGTTTTGCACGGCGTAATCACAGAGTAGGGAAGCAAAAAGTTTTATTTTTTGTAGAGAAGAGGCGGAGAGTCCGTTCTGATGTGCCGTGTCAACGACTGTCTGAAAATGGGCGGCTCGTAAATCTTTTACTTTATATGAGCCGAGGACGGCAAGCTTGTTCCACGCAGCACTATAATTGTTTTGTGTTTGCTTGGAAAGATTCTTGAATTTCTGTAATTTCTTATATTCGGCGCACAATTGTGCGAGCGTGATGTTTTCGGCGGAAGCCGGAATATCAATATGCGGAGTTTTATGCCATGCTCCGAGAGCCGTCATTGCCTCTGCCCTTGTGGCGTAGCATCCTATCAGCTTGCGCTGTTTGTCAAGGGAATATTCGGAGCTGCTCTGCGGAGCAAGAACAGCCCAGGGCTTGCGCCGATTCCCGCTGAGTTTGCGGATCGTTCCGTATCCGTTTGGATTTTTCATTGTGAGCCTCCTTTCAGACTCGTGCCTGTTCCTGTTCCTTGTAGAATGTTACAGCTTTTCTAATGAACGGTTCGGGCAGGTCAAAATATTCCGATAATTCCCAAACTTCCGAAAATCCGGATTTTATAGCCTTTTTCAGCTTGTCCCGCGGGACAAGCTTTTTTATTGCCCATTTGTCTGCACGCCGCTCATGTTTGGCGCGCAGGTCACAAACTGCGTAGACATTATAAAAACTTCCGGTTATGCAGTGGCCGAGTTCGTGAGCCAAACAAACCGCCTCTTCGGAGCGGGAGTCGATTGAGAAAGGATCGATTCCGATATAACAAGTGCCGTCCGGCTCCATAGTGGAGACGGAACCTGTCAGCGGCAGGTCAAACGCATATATCTCTATTTCTTCATCTTCTGCGAGTTCATATAGACTATCAAGACTTGTCATTTCGATGCCTTTCTGATTTTTGTTTAATGACCGTATTTGCTGTTTGCGCGTGCGATTCTCTCATCGATCGTTTCACCGCGTTCGTTGGTTTCTGACGGTAGCTGATATTTACTATTGGTTCCGTATGATTCAGTGGTTCCTTGAGCATCTTGCGCATAATGGTATCCCTCAAGGTAACCTTTGTAATAACCATCATGATAAGCTTTGGCTTTTTGAGTCTTGAGAGTGAGCGGGAACGCTATGGAAAGGGCGATGACCGCCGCAGCGAGAACGGATATCAGGATAACAGTTAAAATCTTTTTTGTTTTAGCCGAAGGGATATTAACCTTTAAAAGGACTTTATCCTTTTCCAGCGAAGACGCTTTCAGTGTTATTACCCGGCGCTCTTTGGTGGCAGGCTTGTCCTCGTCCTTGAAAGCGCGCGATTTCTCCGGGAGCGGGTCTGTGGTATTGGTTTCTTCCGAAGTAACAGAGGACTTATTATCTTCCTGCGGACATTCTTCGGCGCGTTCCGCATCTTCAACGACCGAAGCGGAAACATCTTTCTTTGCTTCGTCCGGCTCCACAGTCGAGCCTTGGTTGTTCTTAGGCTGTTTATGTGAACCGCCGCGTGTCAGCAGAAAATATGAAACTAAGCCGTAAAATGCAGTAAATGAAGTAGAAGCTGGGGTAACGGTTATGCCGGTAATGGCAGACATTATCAAACTGAAAGTAAGAGAGAATACAAATCCGTAAACGAGCACGGTTATAATTGCAGATTTCTTTGAGAGCGGATATCCGCGCACGAGATACCGATAGAAACAAAGCGGAAGGCAATATAAAACCAATGGCACGATGGCACAAGCTAAAGCATATTCGTAATCCATATAAACACCCTTTTGTATTTTGTTTTTATTTATTGAGTAAATATGTAACTATAAGCAGTACGGTTAATATGAAATGATAGACGGGCAATGTGAGAAAAGCTCTTTTTATAGGATTAAAGTATTCGTAAAACCTCATAATGTTGTGCGTTGATTCCGGATCGCGGAGATCTAAGTCAGCGTAACAAAGTTGCTTTTCTTGAATGCGACGTGCGATTGCCACAAAAATGGTTGTCCCGAGATAGATTCCATACAATATGCTTGGAATGAGTATCGTATCAAAAAAATGTACACACAGTGCGGCAATTATAAAAAGGATTAGCTTATACAGCAGAGATAATATTATGTCAAGAAAATTTGGACTGAACTTAAAAAGCGGCGAGAATGTAGCATAGCTTTTTGCGATTGATAAAGATAGTTCACCCATCGGACCGCTGTAGCTTTTCACATAAGACAGTTTGAGAAATGCGGAAAATGCTATGAAAAGAACAGCCGCAATTATTAAAGTTATCCACCACATAACATAACCTCCGATTTATTTTTTGTGTCTTTCTCTGACGAACCTCGCGAACTGTTTGACTTCGTCGAACATTTCCGGGGTTATATCTTTGTCACCGTCAAAAAGAGCAAACATGATATCCTCATCAGAAACAGTCCTGTCGGTTGTTGGTTGGGAGACAGGTGCCGAATCGCGACAAAGAACATAGTCGGTCGTTACTCCGAAATAGTCGGCAATCTTCTGAAGACTGCCAGTGTCGATATCATAGGTCTCATTTTCCCAATATGACAAGGTGTTCTGCGCCACGCCAAGATATTTGGCAAGTGTAGCTTGTGTGACTCTGCGTTCGCTGCGTAATTCCTTAATTCTATTTTTCATCCTAATCACTCCTATCAATATCAATAATACTGATATTATCAGCAAATATCAAGTAAATATCAAGAAAATTGAAGAAAACTATTGACATATCAAGTGACTTGATATATGATTTAATCAAGCTACTTGATATTTTTGTTTTGGAGATGATCGACATGAAGCTGAAAAACCTTAAAAATATGCGCGAGGCGGCAGGACTCACGCAGAAGCAGGCATCAGAGAAAATAGGCGTGGGACAGTCTGCGGTATCGATGTGGGAGACGGGTGACAGCAGTCCGCGAGCGGAAATGCTGCCGATAATAGCAGCGGCGTATAACTGCCAGATCGGCGAACTGTTTTAATATGTTTTTTGAAGAGAGGTACATAAAATGCCGCGAGTTTTGAAACCAAAGCCTACAAAAGAAGAAATCCTCGCGATTGAAGGCAGCGTGCCGGTTGAGATGGCCGCGAGGTATCTCGGACGACCTAAAGATTTTATCTATAACGGACTGCAGAAGCAGGCGCTGCCGATCGGCACCGCATACATCCGCGAAAAAGAATGGTGCTACGATATCAGGCCGAAAGCGCTGGTTGAATACAACGAGCACGGCGGCATAATGCAGCACACGGAATTTGAACACTTTGTCCGCGCCGTGATAACAAACGCAGCAAAGAATGTCGTTGATATGGCAGTGTTCGGAGAATACTAATTGAATATTTTTTTGCTGTCGGCCTGCCGTGCTCCGGGGAGAATCCCGCATATTGATCTTATTTTTATCACACCTTTCTGAAACGTATTAGGGCACAATTCATTTTTCTACAATCCTCCAATTTCCCCGGAGCACGGCAGACCGACAGAGAGGGACAACATATGCTTTCAAAAGACTGGAAAATATGCAAAATCTGTAAATCATGTGAATACAGGCATGTGTACGGCGGCGGAAATCCGTTGGCAGACTGGAGCAATACCCTATGCAACTACAGCGTCCAAGAAGACAGACTCAGGGAAACACCGGCGAGCGACGATTATTGCGCCTACTATAAGCCACGAAGGAGAAAACGCCGATGAAGCTGAACCCGATAACAAAGGATCCGGAAATCATGCGCGGAGTATTCGAGATAGAAGACGGAAAATTTATGCACGACAACCCATACGGCTATATAACAAATCTCAAGGATCCGGAGATACACGCGGAATACATAGCGTTTCAGAAGGCGCAGAATGAAATAATGGCACTTTCAGACGAAGACAGATTCTTTTTTGACATGCTGATGATAGAACGGTTCCGGCCGGAACTGCGCCAGCTCGTTCAAGAATTTAAAGAAAGGGAGGGGACGGCTTTGCAGAAGCTCGTTGCAAAATCGGTATCCGGTAACCGGACGGAACTGCTGTTCGACGAGGGAATGCCGAAAAAGTGGATGATTAAGACCCCGGAGTAGAGCATCAGCGAGGAAAACGGTCTTGTTGCGGTCAATATCTATACAGAAAAGATAAGCCGACCGCTGCAGAAACGAATCGGCAATTACTATGAGCGACAAGGATTATCCCGATACACGGGAAATTAAGGAGGATAAATAAATGTATACAGAGTGTTTTTTGTGCCATCAGTATTGCGATACCGAGAAGCATCATATTTTCGGCGGAGCGCTGCGCAAGAAGAGTGAGAAGTACAAGCTGACGGTTCAGCTGTGCCCCTACTGCCACAGGGACAACAAAGAGGGTGTGCATAACAACCGCGAGAAGATGCAAGCGCTGCATGAATACGGTCAGCGTAAGGCTATGGAAGAGCATGGCTGGACAATCGAGGACTTTATCGCGAATTTTTATAAGAATTACATTTAATAAGGAGGCGTTCGAATGATGAATTCAGTGGTTCTCATGGGGAGACTTACAAGGACGCCGGAGTGCAGAAGCACCGAAAACGGAACGGCGGTCACGGCTTTCAGGATAGCGGTTGACCGTCGCTTCACTTCCTCGGGCGGAGAAAAACAGACGGATTTTTTTGATATCGTCGCCTGGCGTTCGACCGCTGTGTTCGTTGCGGATCATTTCAACAAGGGAGATATGATAGCCGTGCGTGGTGCTCTGCAGAGCAGACAGTATACAGACAAAAACGGCAACAACAGAACAGCTATCGAGGTTGTTGCCGATGAAATAAGCTTTTGCTGAAAGGTGAATGATATGAACAGGGAAGTATTAATAGTGTTCGCGATTCTTGCGCTGTGTCTGATCTATGCACTTGCCGCCGTGCCGGCACGCGCTGATGCAGCCGCAACCGCATACAGAGTGGATTCCGAGCCGCCTGCGGCGGAGCCGATCATGACCTGCGAAGAGAAAACAAAGGTGTGCTACGAGCTCTCAGAAGAAGAGCGGGCGATAGTGGAGAGCGTCGTAATGGCCGAGGCCGGTGCAGAGCCTTATATAGGCAAAATGGCGGTGGCACAATGCATTCTCGACGCCTGCAAATCGGAACACAAACGCCCCACGGAAATCGTCAAGAGCTTCGGGTATACCGACAAAAGACCCGAACCGAACGAAGATGTGAAACGCGCGGTCAGTGCGGTTTTTGACAGCGGCGAAGTAGCAACCGACGCCGAGATTCTATATTTCTATGCGCCGGCGCTTGTGAGCAGCGAATGGCATGAGTCGCAGACCTATGTTTGCACTATCGGCGGACATAGGTTCTTTGGGGAGGCAGGGGAATGATAAAGAGCAATTACACTTTCGGTGAAATCATCGAACTTCAGAAACTGCCGCTCAGCGACAAAGTCACTTTTTCTATTGAAGTGTTGCAACAGTGCGAAAAAATCACGAGTCACAATGTCGCCCTCGCTTTCTCCGGCGGCAAAGACAGCCTTGTTGTTGCTGATCTTGTCGAACGCTTTGTGCCAACGTTACACGGTAAGATACTTTGTATTTTCGGCAACACAGGCGTGGAGTTTCCCGAGAGTTTGGCCTTTGCACGAAAATATGGCAAGGCGCATTACGGTGATAGATTTATTGAGACCGAACTGTTGCGTCTCGACCATGACGAGCTGAGATATGATTTTGCCCGCGAGCTTATCGAAAAGTTGGAATCTGAAGGTGCTCTTGATGAGGTATTAAAGGCGGACGGCAAGCTCAAAGGACAGGGAGCTTTAATTACGGCAGCAAAAAAACGCGGGTATGAACTCGACAGGACGAACTGCTATTTCAAGGGACATAAAATGAATTTCGCGTATTGTCTCGAACAGTATGGCGCTCCGCTGCTCGGAAAAGCTGCTTCAAAACTCGACGCTCATAGAATAAACATCGAGTGCTTTCTAAAATACTCTGACACGCTTTCCGAAGACGAAAAACTTAAAGAATATTACGAAACATTGCGCGAATGCAAATTCTCGCAGCATTGCTGCAAATTGCTAAAAAAAGAGCCCTCGGAGCGCGTTCAGGCCGAGCGCGATGTCGGCATTATAATCAAAGGTTTAATGGCTGCCGAATCTCACACCCGTATGCTCAACGTGGCGACAAGAGGCCCGATATTTGCCTCGCACAGACCACATATCAAGGACGAGCCGTTCTATCACATGTCACCAATAGCCATGTGGCGAGATGAAGATGTGTGGGAGTATATAAATACTTACGGTGTTGAGCGTCCGCCACTTTATGACATTGCCTATGAGACCGTGGACGGCGAAACAAGACACATCGAACGCAATGGCTGTATGTTTTGCGGGACTGATATCCAGTTCAAAAACAATCATCTGAGTGTACTCAGGCAAACTCACCCAAAGGCATATCAGGTCTGCATGGAGCAATTTGGATATCGCAAGGAGCTCAACACCTTGTTTCAGCTTCGCAAGGACAAAAATATTCTGTCAGCGATGACTGAAACAGGTAGGAGCGCACGAATGATAGATGCGGTTGGTGACAGTCCGCTCCTTGCCAGAGCTCGCCCCTGCGCATACGACGATTTCGGAGAGATGGTTGATTTGACAGGTACAGGACTTGAGAATGAGTATGACCCTGAGGAGGTATAACTATGGCACTGAAATTCGTGATTCAGACGGCGCTTGAATTTGTCGCCGTCGTACTTATCATCTATGGCTTTTGCCGCGAGGACAAGCTGATAGAGCTTGAAGACAGGATAAAGTTAAGAATCCGAGAGCGGGCAAACCATAACAGGAAGGGAGACAAATCATGATAACAAACATCGAAGTAACGAAGCTTTTGCAACACCCTGACAACCCGAGAAAGAATATCGGCGACGTCACGGAGTTGGCGGAATCTATTAAGGCGCGCGGTATCCTGCAGAACCTGACGGTCGTTCCGGCCGAAAACGGCATGTATACCGTTATCATCGGACACAGACGACTTGCGGCCGCGAAGCAGGCGGGGTTGACAGAAGTTCCCTGCGCCGTGGTTGATATGGACTATAAAACGCAGCTGTCTACGATGCTGCTTGAAAATATGCAGCGATCTGATTTGACGGTCTACGAGCAGGCGCAGGGTATGCAGATGATGTTTAACCTCGGCGTGTCGGTTGCCGAGATTGTCGAAAAGACCGGCTTCGCCGAAACGACTGTGCGCAAGCGCTTGAAGATAGCGACTTTGCCGACAGCGCAGATGCAGCAGGCGGTGGAGCGCGGCGGAAAGCTCGAGGACTATGTCCGGATAGCGGACGTAAAAGACGAAAAAGAGCGCCGCGAACTGCTGAAAGTAATCGGAACACGCGATTTTGAGTTTAGCCTTTCTCGCGCGAAGAGGCGACAAATTGAAGCCGAGAAAACGCCGCTTGTCAAAGCCGAGCTAAAGTCAATCGGCGCGAAAGCCGTA